ATCCAGAGCCAGCACCTTGAGTGGCGTATCGTAAAGCCGCTCATACAGCTTGCGCTTGATGGCAAATTCCTTTGTTTCAACGCCCTTGATGTCAATGATCTCGATGCTGCCGTCCAAGTTATGAACCTCAAAGTCTGCAATATATTCAATCTTCCGAAAAGTTTTGCCGTTCTTTTTGAATGCCTCTTGCAGCAGGAACCGTGGCTGCAGCTTAAAATCTTTGATCTGCTTGCTCACCTTGAGCCATTTCAGTTGCTCATAGTATTTGGCTTCGGCCCGGCTATCGAACGTGATGCCGTCCACCTGTGTTTTCCTGGCGCCGTACTTATTTGCTGGCATGCGATGCCTCCTGAAGCTTGTTTTTTTGCTGTGCAATCTCCATTTCTGACATGCCGCAATCAGAACAACATTCATAGTCCGGTATCTGCAAATGATCTTCTCCCGGCATAGTGCAGTAACTCATTTCCATGTGCTTATGTTCACAGGCTTCCTGACGTTTTTTCTGTTCTTCCTCTCTGACAACCGGGCAATATTCTCTTTCGTGCAGCCTTGCTCCGTGCTTTGTCATCATTCGCTTTCCACAAAGTTCACACTGGTAAAGCGTCTGATTTTCTAACACTTTCATTCTCCTTACCTCCCGTCATTCTCTTCCCATTGCTGAATCTGCTTTTCTTTTGCTGGCGCCGTGATTATGATTGCTGGCAGCAGGATCACCGCTTTAAGCACTGCGCATCAGCTCCATTTGTCTGATCTTTTCCTCAAGCACCCTGATAGCCAGTGTGAGGTCCTTGCCGCCCTTTTGTTCAGCAGGCCCGAACAAATACATTCCCATGGATCCATTAACGTTCGTTTTTTTCTTCAATCCCAATCACCCAATCTATGATTTAATTCCATCCGGTTGCCCTGAATGATCACCGTGTAATACTTGCACATCTGGTAAATCCGTGACCCGAGCGCCTCGTCAACGTCCAGCAGATCGTCCGTTGTGAGCTCAGAAGAGATCAGCAGAGGTTTATGGTTCAGGTAGCGATAATTCACAACTGACTGGATCTGTTCGACTTGCCATTCAGTTGCCCTTGGCTTCCCATCAACTGGCTTGAATAAGTCATCAATGAACAGCACATCTGCTTTTCTCATGGCATTCAGCTTTGTTTCCAGCTGGTCAAAGTCATTTTTCAGATCACTCATGCCCTCAACGTAAGGAAAGTACAGGCAGTGAGTCGATTTCTTCTTAATGAGATTGTTCATGATGGCCGTTAACAGATGGGTTTTGCCGCTGCCCGGCTGTCCCAGCAGAGCAATGCTATTGGCACGCTCTCCCTTGATCTTTTCAAAGTCTTTGAAGTATTCGACCGCACATTCATAGGCATCTTTAATCATTTGGGGTTTGCCATCTAATTTGAAGTTGCCAAACAACAGCTTTTCGAACTTTTCTGTAATGCCGCTGGCTGCCATGAGCTTCGCTATTTTCTTTTGTTTCACACACTCACATTGTTTGGAATACGTCGTTTTCCATTCCCGAGCCTTATCCGGCGTGCAAACCTTTCCTGCAAGGTAATCATCTTCAAGAACCATTTCATCAAGTGATAGGCTGTCCAATGGCTTGTGTTCTTTTCTCAACCGCAGCTCAGTGTCTTTGTGGATGCGGTAGATCACAACGCCGCGATCCTTGCACTCAGAGCATTCATATTCAACCTTTTCTTCTGATTCGGCCTGTTCTGTTTCCCAGGAACGCGATCTTGCTTGAAGACCCTTCATCCTTGCTTGGAACGCTGTGTCTATACTGACTGCTTTGTTTATTGCCATAATGTTGTTTCTCCTTTCTCTTTTGGCTTAATGGGTTGGACAGGATCGCCTCAATGTAGTTCAAGCCAACGTTGCTGCCTTTATTTCTGAAAGCCTTTTTCATTGCCTCGATGACCTTCTCTTCGCCGTAATCATCCACCATGTAGCCGATTCTTTGCGCCTCAATGGAGCCGATAGAACGAGCGACCTTATTTTCGAATAGCTCAAAAGCGTTTTTCATTTTTGGATCAACCTCCTGCGTTTCTTGTGGTGCTGGTGCAAGTTCAGGAACAGGCTTTTCTGATGGTTCCTGCTCTGATACAGGAGTTTCAAATGAGATCAGCCTGTATTGCCCTGCCTTTCTCCCCTGCGGCTTATATTCGATTCTTTTAAGATCAATCAGCATCTTTCTGTGTTTGATCAACGTATTTTCGGAAATCTCAATCTTTGCTTGCAGAGTGGTATTTGAAGTGGTGAACCACTCCCGCCACCCTGCCTTGTTGTTGATGTGCAAAAGATGAAACCATAATGCTTGAGTTGTAGCAGACAACGGATTCGTTTCTAGCCAATTCATGAAACCGTTCATTTCTTTCAGGTAGTTCATGGCTCACCTACTTCCTTTCACACAGTGCTGTCATTCCGCTGATGCGGATTAAACGTAAGCCAGGTTCATTTGTTCTGAGATAGCCTTCAACATAAGCACGGAACAGCTGCGCGCGATTTGGCGCCCCTTCCGTCAGCCATTTGTAACAGAAGGGGATGCCGACTTTAATCAAATGGGAGGTCATCTTCGCTGATGTCTACAGGCTTGCCGTCAAAAGGATCAGCGTCCTGCGCGCTTGGTTTTTCCTCAGATGGTTCGGCATCAATGATTTCTGGCTCAGACATTTCGTCAGTGATGTCAATGCGCTCTCGTTCCTCGTTATCCTCAATAACTGCCTTTTGCATTTCAACAGAGAGTATCCCCCACTTGCTGAGCATGGATTTTAGAACGGTTTTGAGTGCCATCGCATCCCAGTCCTTGCCCCAACCGAAGTCCGACTTGCTAAATTTCTTTTTGTGTTTCTCAACTTGCGCCTTTGTCCAATAGACAGTTTTTCGGAATCCATTTAAAAGCTCAAAATAAGCAGCGTAACCAATAACCGAATCTGATTCCCGCTTTTCAAAATCAATATCAATTTCCTCGGTCAACGGATTCCACTTTTGCAATTCTCCTTCATGAACCGGTATGCAATTGATAGATTTATATTGGCCCGTCCGCAAAGCAAGCTGAATGTATCCTTTGTAACCAAGCTGAAATTGCGCACGGCCTTTATACGGAACGATCCAGGCATAACCTAAGTTCTTATCCACTGGCAAATCGAGCGTTGCCGCCACCATAGCCGATGAAATTACACTCATAGGGTCTGCCTTTTGAAGCGTATTTTCACTGTTGTACAGGCTCAGAATTGACGCTGTGAATTGAGACGCTCTTTTTCCCAGAACTTCTTCGAATCGATTCATGACTGCTGGAGAAGAAAGCAGGCCCTTCATCGTTGTTCCCTGCTGTTGTCCTGGGGCACTGTTTTGTTTCTTCTGAATGCTGTTTTTAAGCGTTTGATTTGTAGCCATATTCAGCTAACCTCCTTAATTCCAAAGCGCCTGAATTGCACTTCTTTTGTGACTTTCTCGTATACATCTGGAAACTGCTCTTTCAATTTCTTGCTATCGATCCGATTAGTTGAAACTGACTTCCAGCTAGTTTGATAGTTTCCGATGAATCCATATTCTGCTTCCTTCATTTCATGTTTGATCTGGTTTTCTAATTCCTTTGCCTGCAATGACAGCTCGTTGATCTGCTCTTTCAGCTGTAAATACTGCTGAATACGTGTTTTATTATCAGATGTGAGATCAACGACTTTGCCGCCTTCTGCTTCGGCATAACGTTGCTTGAGATATTCTTCTGCAGCACTCGAACCGTCAAGAACTGGAGCCTTTCCGCCCAAGACCTTTTCATTCCAAAATTCAATTTCGGCCTGAAAGATCATTGCAATAAGCTCGTCATCGCGCTCAATCTCTTTCCAAACGAATTTATTGCCGCCGATCAGTACAGCAAAATATGCTTTTTTATATTCAGGCCCCAGCACTCCTAGATAGTGTTGGACCTGAACAATATAGCTGTCAGGAATCTCGTCATCTTCCCACTCTTTCAGGTTGTATGCCGATGTGGTTTTGCACTCCAAAATGGCTTTTTCGCCAACAATCATTCGATCAACGTTTGCCAATATAAAACCGTGCTTAGGATGCCTGAGCATTGCTTTTCTCCGCCTTACTTTTTTGCCGCTACGTATCTCAAACTCTTTTGCAACGATATCTTCAAGGAGTGAACCGAAGTAGGCTGCCTCACTTCCTGATTCACTCACAGGTACTTGACCTGTTTTGTCTAACCATAATTCAAACGGTGTTCGCCATTTGTTTATGCCTAAAATTACAGAAGCATCTGAACCGCCGATGCCTTTCCGTCGCTCAAGAAGCCATTCGTCCCGACTCATGTCCGCTGTCGAAGCGAAAACCTCTGCTTGCATCAGAGCAGCCCCACCTTTCTTTTGTAAGCTTCCGCACCAAGCCGCTGCCATTCCCGGTAGTGATCCATTGAAGGGAAACTAAACTGCGCTTTACCGTTTTTGGCGAATACAATTGAACCGCCGACCTGTCTCAAACGTTGCTGATCCTCCGCACGCTCGCTGAACGCCACTTTAACTGCTTTAGCCATGTATAAAACCTCCATTGATTTTCTTGAGGCTATCTGGTAGAATATTGATATATGAGTTTTCAGATAGCCTTTAATTAAGTCCACTCTGCCAAGTGGGCTTTTTTATTGCTCATTTTTAAATTCAAAACCAAGATGCTCCTTTAAGTACCGCTCAAGGTTTTCCCTCAAGATGACTTCACCCTCAGCGCTATCTATCACGTAATCGTCGAAAGGCGTTACTTCATCCCCGAAAAAATCCTTTGGTGTTTCTGGCTCAGTCAGCTTGTCGTGCCAATTGTTTAGAATCATCGGGTTTTCGATCGTCATTCATATTCTCCTTTCTGTAATTAGCTATGCGTTCATCCCAAATCAGATAAAGTTCGCTATGATTTCGGATTCTTTCACACCATGCTCTGACCTCCAACGCTGTCGCTGGTTTATGAACAAAGTGAACCATCATCCTAAGCTCCTGCGTACCACTGATAAATCAATTCCACGCTGTTTCAGCCTCATCGCTGCATCATATAAGCATCCCTTATTTGAAATCCGTTTAAGATCCTCAATGTTTGCTTTGATACTGCCAAGGATGTCTAAAGCTTCCTCGTAGTCGCCTTCTTTCAAAGAGTCCAGTAATAGTTCAGCCAAACTTTCAACTGAATCTGATTTCCGTTTTACGACTTCTTCATCTGACTTCAAAAAATGGTTGAGTTTCATACGAGCATCGCCTTCCTTTCCTCTTGTTTTGACATAGCAACTTGATCCATTAACGCTTTCCGCGTCCATTTGTCTGCAAGCTCCTGCATTTTCAGACCATGACTTCGAGATAAAGCATAAAAGAGAGTGTCTACAGCTGGACCAAGGTCAAGAATCTCTTTAAGATCCGCCATCGGTAGCGCCTCAATACGGCCGGGGCGTTCATTCGCCAACCAGAGCGCGATATTTTCAGCAGCCTCAAGGGATTCCTTTGTCTGTTTCATAAAATTGATCAGGGCTTTACTGGGGCTGACGTTCAACGCCGGATCGACTGGGGCTGTTGCCCTCGGATGAAGCCGGAACAAGTAATGTACAAGGTCAATGTGCTCATAAGCGCCGCATATCTCAAACCATTTGATGCAAAGTTCAGGCGTTAGTGTGGTCAGGCCATTTTCAACGTCTGATACATACCGTTGATCTTTGCCGCCAAGTAACTGCCCTAATTGAAATTGAGTAAATCCCATTGTCTTTCTAACCTCTCTCATAATTTTTGGTAAATTATCGAGTTTATACGGGTTGTTCGACATATGTTCGCCTCCTGTTTCACGGGGAATTATTTGGTAAAATTTAAGTAATGAAGGAACTAGCTGGCTTGCTGTTTTTTCAGCTTATTGATGATGAAGGCTTGTCCCTTCGGAGTGATGCGCATTGTCAGCCAGGATTTCGGCGTCCCGTTTACTTGGCGCACCCCCTGTGCGATCTCAAAGAAACCTCGCTCGATGTATTCCTGGTATGGCTCATTCTTGTTGGCCATGATCATCTTCCATTCGCGCAGCTTCTGAAACAGTCGCTTTTCACCAATCATGATGCCGTTTTTCGAAGCAAGCTTTGCCAGTTCTCTCACAAGCAATGATTTTTCGGCCGCCATGCAACTCTGTGCAAAGTTGACCAATGGTTCCTGAATCTTCAATGCTTGTTCAAGTTGCTGCCGTTCTTCCTGCTCGCTGATCCATCGCTTTGCCCGGCTGACTGGATCTTCGATCATGTAGGACGGTTGAGTCATTTTTTGAAGCTCGGCTTCCATCCGGTTAAATTCAGCAATGTATTTTTCTTTGAACACTGCTGCTTTTGCACCCGTATAACCAAAAACCAAAAATGCGAGTCCATCACGTTTGATCAGATATTTTTTCAATGATCGTCCTGTTGGATCTTCATATTCACTCAACGAAAAATTTCGTTCAGTAAAATCTTTAGAGCAATTCAGTGTTTCAATGCTTTTTATTACATCGGCGTGTCGTTTTCCGAATACCTCAGCCACTGTTAGGCTGTCTGTTACGGCTTGGTTGCCTTCAATAAAAACAATTTGATTCATGCTGTTACCTCCTTGCTTGTCCACCAAAAAAAGGTGAAGCAGATAATTAAGCGTGAAGCCTTAATTCTTTTTTAGAAGTGAAGTACGGCTCAAGAGCTTTACGGAAACACTCTTCTCTGTCCATCGTTCCGTAATATTCTTTGCCCATCTTGATGTTTGTTGTTTTTTCCTTAGTTTGTTTCGCCATGTGATCACCTCACGTCAGTGTATTCGTGTTGGACGGTTGGACTAACCAAGAATTTTGCTTACTTTGTAATCTATCAACCTTTCACTTGTGGTAAAATCTTCTACGTGAAAGGTGGGGAGAATATATGGATTTTAAGAAAATCAGTGACAATGCTTATCTTGAATGGTTTACAGAACACGCTGGTAATCTCAGCATGTACGGTAAGGAAGACTTACCGGAATTCATGAAAGATGAAAAAGATGTTCACTTATTTCTTCAAAAATTCGCTCAAGATATCAGCTTACTAACTGTCAAAAGCTATCATTCTGAGCTTGCTAAGAAACTGAAGGAATACGACATCGACCTTGAATCCTTAGAAATTCCAAACAAGAAATAAGACAAAATTCAACTTGGCCGGGACTGGATTTTTCAATGAAGTTGGCGGCTTCTTTGATGGTCCAGTTCGTGGCTGAAGCAATTACTTTTGCTTTGTTCATTTGAATCTAGCTCCTTTTATTTGATTCATGTTTTCACTCCTATGCTGTATTTGTCCGTTGCGTAGGACTAACCAAGAATTTTGCTTGCTTTGGTAATCTATCAACCTTTCACTTGTGGTAAAATCTTCTACGTGAAAGGTGGTGGAATTTATGGCTACTCATGTATATGCTTGTCTTTGCGGTGAGTGGGTTAACTTGTCAAGTGATCCTAACTGTAAAATGGGTGAAAATATGACTTCTCCTACCGTGTGGTGGGAAGAAGATGCGAAGATTTGGAGTCCTAATAACAAAGAACAAGAACATACGATGTATCAACAGGATTATGTTTATATCAATTACAAAAATGCTGATTATCGTATTCACCCAATGTTCATTCAGATCAAGCATTCCTAAATTCACGTTTTAAGTTAATTTCTAATAGTTCTGAGTCGTCAAACTGCACTTTGGCGACTTTAGAACTGAACAACATATCTACATGTTGTTTGATCCGATTCCATTCAGACTGAGACATACCATTCAACAAATCGTTTAATTGATCTATCTTCTTTTGATTCATGTTTTCACTCCTATGCTGTGTGCGTTTTTATATTACACGTAATGTGACATTCATCATCAAAAAAATATGTCCAATCGAAATCAAGAACACCCGCTATGTTTTTAGCAACTTGTGGCGTCGGATTTCTAGCTCCTGATTCAATCATTGCATATGTTGTTCGTGCAATTTTTGCTTCTTCCGCGACTTGTTTTTGAGTCATTTTGTGTTCTTGTCTAAGTTTTTCAAGCCATTGACGTTTTTGTTTAATATACATTTTCTCACCTCCGCGTCACGTATCGTGTAACCATATAATAATACACATATCGTGACTTGTAAAGAGAAAATTACACAATTTGCGAAATTAGTATATTGTCACAAATTGTGACGTTATAATAATCAGGAAAGGAGCGTTTATTATGCTTGGTATGCGATTAAAAAAACTCCGTAAGTCAAAAAGCTTAGAATTAAATAAAGAAATTAAGCAAGAAGAAGTGGCAAAAAATATAGGAGTTGGCAGAACCACTTATGCGATGTATGAGCAGGATAAGCGCCAGCCTGATTATGAAACTTTAATTAAACTTGCTGATTATTATGAAGTCACAACTGATTTTCTCTTAAGGGGAGAAAGTCAGGAGGCTAAAGATAAAATCTTCAACGAAGAAGCAAGAAGGATTCTTGAAGATCCAGATACTCTGGTAGCTGCTGCTGATGGAAAGATAACAGCTTCAATTTTAGAAGCAGCTCAACGAATTATTGCTGAGCAATTAAAATCAGGAAGACAACCCGGAGATATAAAAAACGGGAACAAAAAATAA